GTTCAGGTTGAGGATGCCATAGCCAAAGGCTTGCCTCTTCCTGACCCAGAGTGTGCTACGCCACAGGCCATGACTGTCGTTGAATTGTTTGACAAGACAGCCGACAGATATTGGTCTGAAACAAATTGGGGCATGACTGCCATCCGTACATCACAAGAGATTGTGAGTGTGGTTGGTGTGAAGTGTCTCGCCAGCCAGATTGATGACAATCTTGTTGATGACCTTATCGCTTTCTACAAGCGCAAGGGTAATAGCAATGGCACAATCAACAAGAAGCTGTCGGTGTTGTCCAAGGCTTGCCAGTTTGGTTTCAAACGTGGCTGGCTCAAGACTAAGCCAAACATCGAATGGCTGAAGGAAGGCAAAGGCCGCATCAGGTTCGTCAGCGAGGACGAAGAACATATGATGTGGCGTTTGTATAAACAGATGGGGATGCTTGATGAACTCGACACATTCATGTTCCTGATTGATACAGGGATGCGTGTAGGTGAGCTTCGTAACATCCAGCTTGGTGACCTTAACGGTGACCGACTGACCATCTGGAAGACCAAGAACGGACAGCCTCGCACTGTTGTCCTGACCAGACGGGCAAAAGAAATCTTTCTACGCCGGGAAGGTGACCTATCAATGACACCTCATAAGGTGCGTTATTCTTGGGACAGGGTTAAGTGTGCGATGGGCTTGGAGCATGACGCTCAGTTCGTGCCCCATTGCTTACGCCACACCTGTGCATCACGATTGGTTCAGCGTGGTGTGCCGCTTCTTGTTGTCAAAGAATGGCTAGGCCATAACGACATCAAGATGACCCTTCGGTACTCTCATCTGTGTCCTTCAAATTTGGAAGATGCGGTGAAGGTACTTGAACCAGTAAGCAACGTGACAAAACTTGTGGCATAGTGGTGACGTTGTGACATCTTGCTTGAGTGTATTACTGACGATGCTGGCATACCTATAGTATGCTAATCGAAAGTTTCTATCATCCACTCAGGCATATATCGACTCTTAAACCAAACGGGCTGTTGCAAAAGCCCATCATCCACTCTGGTAGACTATCGCTGGAGTGGATGTCACACCCTACAGGAGTTAACTATATGACTGATAACATCAGTAACATCAACGACAAACAAGTCTTGTTGGAGCGTGAAATGCGTGAACATGGATTGTCACGCTATCACAAAAACAACTTCAAGAAAGCTGAACGTCAACAAGAGTCCACTACGGACTATGGACAGCACCTTCTCAGGGCTACCCTTGAAAGTCTTGAGACAGCGATTGCTGATTATGTAGAGTCCAGCCTCAATGGTAAGGCTGGCAAGGCGGCAACGGGGGCTGTGCTTGTATCAAGCCTTGAGCCATCGGTGCTTGCCATCATCACTCTCAAGGTGGTACTGAACCAAATCACAAGGCAACGTGCCTTCACATCGACTGCCGTGTCGCTGGGCATGGCGATTGAGGATGAGCTTCGCATCCGTTCCTTTGAGGAGAACAACCCACGGCTAATGAAGGTGGTGATGCAAGACCTTGAGTCTCGCTCATCATCCTACTCATACAAGCGCAGGAAGCTGATTGAATCAGCAAGGCGTGACGGTGTTGAGTGGCAGTCATGGACACAGCGTGAACGCCTCTTGGTGGGCAACGCTATGATTGACCTGACCATCCAGAACACGGGTCTTATTACTCACAAGATGGTCACCTCTGGTGGTAAGAAACGTAGGCTGGTTCTTCCTACCGACACTACGATGGAAGCTATCAAAGACCTGAACGCCTTCAAGGAAATACTGAAGCCTGACTTCTATCCTTGTGTTGTTCCACCTCGTGATTGGACTAGCCCCTACGATGGGGGTTATCACTCTCACCACATCAGGCCGCTGACTATGGTGAAGACGGATAATCACAATTACCTGTCGGAATTGAAACATTTTGAGATGCCTCAAGTCTACGGTGCAGTCAATGCCATGCAGAGGACACCGTTCAAGGTGAACAAGGGTATCTTGGATGTGCTTCGTGAGATATGGAACACAGGTATCGACTTGCCTACCCTACCACCATCTGAAAACTATCCCATCCCGGCAAAGCCACAGGACATTGCAACCAACAAGGAAGCAAGGACAGCTTGGAAACGGGAAGCGGTAATCATCCACACCGAAAACAACAGGCTCGATTCTAAGCGGCTCTTGTTGAGGAAGACCATCGAAGTGGCTGACAAGTTTCAGAATGAGCCAGAGTTGTACATGGTCTACCAGCTAGACTTTCGTGGCAGGGCGTACTGTGTCCCCAACTATCTCAACCCACAAGGCACTGACTTTGCCAAGTCACTGTTGGTCTTTGCTCATGGTAAAGAAATAGACGAGGGTGGAGCTTGCCACCTTGCCATCCACGGTGCTAACTGCTTCGGGTTTGACAAGGTATCACTGCAAGACCGGATTGATTGGGTACAAAAAAATCAGGAGCAAATCCTGTCTTGTGCATCTGACCCATTGAGTAACCTCTGGTGGGCAAAGGAAGCTGACTCACCATTCCAGTTCCTTGCCTTCTGCTTTGAGTGGGCTGGCTGGTGTGAGCAGGGTGAAGGCTTTGTCTCTCACCTTCCTGTGTCTGCCGATGGCTCGTGCAATGGACTGCAACACTTCGCCGCCATGCTTCGGTCATCCACCACAGGCAAGGAAGTCAACCTCATTCCTAATGATGAACCACAGGACATCTATCAGAAGGTGGCTGACCGGGTGACTGATAAGCTTGGTACGATGGATGACCCTCTGGCAAAACTTTGGTTGGAGTTTGGGGTCAAGCGTGGATGCACCAAGCGTCCGTGTATGGTGTTGCCCTACGGGGGTAAGCAGTATTCCTTCTCTGATTTTGTGATGGACTACATCGTAGAGCAGAAAGAGAAAGGTAATATGCACCCCTTTGGTGACGATGCTTTCAAGGCATCAACCTTTCTTGCCAAGGTTATTTGGGACTCGATTGGTGAGATTGTCCATGCCGCAACGGATGCGATGGCATGGCTTCAGAAAGCATCAAGGGTTGCTAGTAGTGAGGGGTTACCAATCAGGTGGGATACCCCGTGTAACTTTCCGGTGCTTCAAGCCTACCCAGAAACCCGTCCGTTCAGGATTGAGACTAAGCTTCTTGGTTCTGCTTTCCGTCCTGCCTTGTACAAAGAAACAGGCAAGCTGGATAAGAACCGACAGTCCAATGGCATCAGCCCCAACTTTGTTCACAGCATCGATGCGGCACACATGATGATAACGATTGACGTTGCCAAGCAGTGTGAAATCTACAGCTTTGCAATGGTGCATGATAGCTACGGTACTCATGCGGCAGACGCAGAGTTGATGTGGTGGTGTCTCCGCAAGGCTTTCGTTGAGATGTACTGTCAGGTGGATGTCTTGGAAGACTTCCGCATTGACCTGTTGGATGTACTCCCAGCGCATCGTCATGCAGAGATTGACCCCATACCCCAGAAGGGTGACCTTGACATTCGTGTCGTAGAGGACAGCCCATTCTTCTTTGCCTGATACAATCCACTCAGGCATTTATTACCCACCATATTAGACCATCAGAATGTTCTGGTGGTCTTCCCTAAAGAGGACGCTATGGAAGAACTCCTTGAAATCTATAAAGAAATGGATGTCGCAGTACCTGTAGATGTCCTCACCGAAGCTATAGGTAACTATGGTTTCATCATTGAAAATAACTATCCAATGGAGGATGAATATTATGGCAAATGATTTTGTCAGCTACACCACTAACACTGGTATCGCCATCTATCCGCATCTCACTCAGCCTGACACCAAGTTCAATGCGAACGGTGAATACAAGGTGAGCCTGTCTCTGACTGAGCAAGAGGCCGCACCTCTGAAGAAGCTGATTGAGCAAGAGAAAGTCAAGGCGATGACTATGATTCCTGAAGGCAAAAAGGCCAAGGAATCTGATGACCCCTACTTCAACGAGACTGATGATGAGGGTCAGGAAACAGGACGCACAGTCTTCAAGTTTAAGATGAAGGCCAAGGTGCAGAACAAGCAAGGCCAGACGATTGAGCTAAAGCCACGCCTATTCGATTCACAAGGCACTATCTTTACCCCCGACTCTGTGTGGGGTGGTTCTAAAATTCGTGTCTCGACTGACCTTGTTCCCTATTACGTTGCCGCTGTAGGTGCTGGTGTATCCCTGCGTCTGAAGGCGGTTCAAATCATTGACCTCAAATCAGGTGGGGGTGCTGATGCTTCGGCCTATGGATTTTCCGCAACGGAAGGATTTACTGCGCCAGAGACAGAGACATCCCCGGATACGGACTTCTCTGACGATGAAGACTTCTAGTAAATCTATATATCGAAGCGGTCTTGAAGAGAAGGTTGCAGACGAACTAACCCAGCTTGGTGTCAAGTTTCATTATGAGCCACCCGGCTGGGTTCAATATCGCAAACCCCACTCTAAATACAAACCTGATTTTGTTCTTCCCAACGGCATCATCGTTGAGACAAAAGGACAGTTCCTAAGTTCAGACCGTTCCAAGCACAAGCTAATCAAAGAACAGAACCCTGACTTGGTAATCAGGTTTGTCTTCTCAAATTCTAAAACAAAAATCGGGAGTAAATCTAAAACAACCTACGGGATGTGGTGTAGTCGCTACGGCTTTGAGTATGCAGACAAGTCCATTCCGACTAGCTGGTTGCACGAGGAGCTATCCCCTGAACAGAAGGAAGCAAGTCTTTGCTTAGTAAAATGCGAAAAGAAACGAAAGAAATAATTGTCCACTGTGCGGCTACAAAGCCCAGCATGGACATAGGTGCATCGGATATTGACCGATGGCATCGGGAGCGTGGTTGGCTGAAAATCGGCTACCACTTTGTTATCAAGCGTGACGGTACTGTCGAGACAGGCCGTGAACTGGAAGAGGTTGGGGCACACGCCAAAGGCCACAACGCTATCTCTGTTGGCATCTGCATGGTAGGTGGGCTGTCTGAGGACAACGAGCCTGAGACAAACTTTACCGCAGACCAGTGGAGTGCGTTGGAAAACTTGGTGGATGACCTTGCAGAGAAGTACCCAGATGCAAAGGTCATTGGGCACAACGACATCTCATCCAAAGCTTGTCCAACTTTTAATGTAGGAGAATGGTATGACGGATACAGAGGCTCTGCCTGAGTCAGTCTGTGTTCGCCACGAGCCATGTCCAGAGTGCGGTTCTAGGGACAACCTAGGCCGCTACTCTGACGGGCATGGATACTGTTTCGGATGTGGTTATTATGAGAAAGCTGAAGAAGAAATGTTCCAATCCAGTGGCGAAGAGTTTGGCTTTACCCCAATACAAGACGAGGGCAGTGAAGTCGAAGAAAGTGTATTCACGAAAGGGCAAATTAAAGCCCTTTCAAAACGGGGTATCAACGAAGATACCTGTCGCAAGTTTGACTACCGTGTTGCGAAACACAACGGGGTATCCTGTCAGGTAGCAAACTATCATCAGAACCAAAAGCTTGTTGCACAAAAGTTCCGATTCCCTGACAAGACATTCAAGTGGGTAGGAAATTACACCGGGCTTTATGGTCAATGGCTGTGGCGTGACGGTGGGAAAATGGTGGTGGTCACCGAAGGTGAACTCGACTGCCTTTCTGTCAGCATGATACAGCAAAACAAATGGCCTACCGTGTCCGTAAAGAATGGGGCACAGGGGGCAAAGCGTGACATACAGAAATCTCTTGAATGGTTAGAGAGCTTTGAAACAGTCGTGTTCATGTTTGACATGGACGAGGCTGGGCAGTCTGCCGCCAGAGCTTGTGCCTCTGTACTCACGCCGGGTAAGGCAAAGATTGCACAACTACCCCTCAAGGATGCCAATGAGATGCTCATGGCGAACAGAGGGAAAGAGATTATCTCTGCTATCTGGGAAGCCAAGACATTCAGACCAGACGGTATTGTGTCTGGCTCTGACCTTTGGTCTACCCTATCAACCAACGAGATTGTCTACTCTGTGGACTACCCTTTCGTTGGCCTCAATGAAAAGACACATGGCCTTCGTAAGTCAGAGCTTACAACTATCACTGCCGGGTCAGGTATTGGTAAGTCAGCACTGGTTCGTGAGATTGGCTATGACCTAATCCAGAAGGGAGAGAAAGTTGGCTTCATCATGCTTGAAGAAACCGTTAAGAGAACGGCTCTTGGCCTCATGGGTCTACACCTCGACAAGCCTTTGCATCTGGGTTTATCACCTGTTGAAAGTGATGAGCTTCGGGGTGCGTTTGATTCTGTCATCGGTAATGGCCGGGTATATTTCTATGATTCTTTTGGTAGCACTGCTATCGAAAACCTCTTGGCTAGAATCAAGTTTCTTAGTAAAGGAGAAGAGTGCGACTGGATTATTCTTGACCACCTCTCTATTGTCGTTTCTGGTCTTGGGGACGGTGATGAAAGACGACTAATCGATAACGCCATGACTGCACTTCGTACTCTGGTACAAGAGACAGGTGTGGGATTGATATTAGTGTCACATCTCAAGCGGCCTGATGGTAACAGAGGCCACGAAGAAGGCGCACACACAAGCCTGTCCCAGCTACGGGGTAGCCATGCTATTGCCCAGCTATCGGACATGGTGATTGGCCTTGAGCGTAACCAACAAGGTGAAGACTCCAACGTCACAACTATCCGTGTGTTAAAGAACCGCTTTAGTGGTGAGTGTGGGGTGGCTTGTCATGCTAAGTACAATCCACTGACGGGACGGATGCAAGAGTGTAATCCAGATTTTGAAGAGGTAGAGAATGAGTTCTAACATGAAAGATGTAACACGAGAAATGATGGTGTCTCAGTTTCAAAAAGCAATGGGACAGCCGATTGATGTGCCTTACTCAAAAGGTGATTTGCATTTACGGATGCGGCTTATCAATGAGGAAGTCAAAGAGCTAGAAGTAGAAGTTAAGAAAGCAAGACAACAGTTAGATTGGGATGCCAAGGTTTCTGATGAAGTCAAAGAAAACATCCTGAAGGAACTGTGTGACATCATGTATGTAGTGTCAGGGTTTGCTGTTACCTTCGGTCTTCCTGTCCAGCCAGCCTTCGTCCGTGTTCACCACTCCAATATGAGCAAGCTCGTGGATGGTAAGCCTGTGGTAGATTCTGGTGGTAAGGTTATGAAGAGTGAGAACTACTGCCCACCCAGCATGAAAGGTTTGCTATGAGATACGTGTTTGATTTAGAGACTGACGGATTACTTGATGATGTCTCTACCATACACTGTCTCATCCTCAAGGACATCGACTCCGGCGAGATTATCAGCTACACCGATAACTGGCCTGAAGGTGCTAAGAGGTTAGAAGATGCTGCCCTGATTGTAGGGCACAACATCATCAAGTACGACATTCCTGTATTGGAAAAGCTTGGCACGTTTCAACCCAAGGGTCTGGTTCGTGACACGCTGGTCTGCACCCGGCTTATCTGGGCAGACATCAAGCAATCCGATTTCACACGGACTGAGTTTCCAACCAAGCTCATTGGCTC